GTCTTATAGACTTTTCTTTACGTTTTGTAGCCATTATTTTTTCTTACTTTTCTTTTTAGGCTTTTTAGCTGTTTTAGCAGAACGTTTAAACGCTGCAGCTGTAGGTGCACCTTTAGCTCCTTTCTTACGCATTTTTCTACCTTCTTTACGTTTTTTATTTATGTTGTAATAAAGACCTTTCTTAGCAGTTCTACCGTCTTTAGTTTTATGTGTTTTCTTTTTTGCTGGCATTTTTTCTCCTATTTTTTCTTATGCATTTTTTGTACTGCAAAATTTGCTGATAAACTGGCACCTTTGTGTTTTACAAATTTACCTTTATGTTTCATTAACTTAAATGATTTACCATTTTTCATCCAATGAAATCCTTTTGGTGCTTTAACTTTCATATTATGCTCCTAAAACTCTATCTTTCAATCTTATAGCTCGGGGACCTACTTGTATAGCCCAACGACTATCTAACATTTCAACCGCTGCTTTATCCCATTTATTTTCTTCCATAGCTGCTAAGAATTTTTTAAACTTTAATAACCTAGTTATACCTAAATTAAAACACATATTAGCCATAACTCTTTGTAAATCTTCTGGTAAATCTTTCCACCATTCCATATTTCTATTTAAATCATTTATAACGTTTTGTATATCTTTTTCAAAACATTCAGTTATTCTTTCTTCAGACACAGGAGTGTCTACATCTTGTCCGTGTTCAGGGTCTGTTTCTAATATCAAATGACCAATACCAAAAGTCGGGTACCCTAAATGGTCTAAATATATTTTATCGATACAACCCTCGTCGAAAGTTAATTCTTCTTGTAATTTTTTCATATTCATAGTATCCCCTTTTATAATATTTCTATTGTTGTATCGCCACCAGTTGATACGCTTATTTGTCCAAGAGACATCGTTCCCTGAACTCCTTTTTCTGTTCCTGAATAAATATCTACCCATATTGTTCCTGTCCAAATTTGTAATTGTTGAGTTGTTAAATTCCAAATAATATCGCCCGTATTAAATTGATTAAGGTTTCTTTCCGTTTCATTAAAGTTTACAGTTGAACCAATATTAACTTTATTTAAACTTAACTCTAATACTCTGACTAACCTGTTAAAAAGTTCTGGTGAAAGAGGTCCTATAGCAACAGGTAATTTAGTTTCTAATAATTTACCCATTATCTTTTACCGTCAGGTTGTATATCGATACGGGTTGCTCCTGCTCTAAAACTCATACCGATAACTGATGTATCTGTATCGTTTGATTGAAGTCTTAATACTGCTTGCCTACCTCTAATTCTTGTATCTACTTTAGTTGTAACAGAAGTACAAGAACTAGTAACTGCTGTAGTTAATTCTTCTCCTGGAAAATTTCTTCTTTTTAAAACTATATCTAATGTTTGCCCGTTAGCTCCTGTACTAGCGTTTCCTATAAATTTAATATCAGGAATAACTTTACTAATAAATTGATATGCGTCTCCTTCTCCTAAATCAAAATCACTAGATTCTATAAAAACATTAGTCATAGCAGAACCGTCGTCGTCTACACCAGATTCATGATTGTATAAATACCCGACGTTACTAGACGAAGACGTCGCTTTAGGGTCTGGAAAAATACCCTCGTCTAACCAACACGTTCTAGAAAGGTCTCCTATCATCCATATATTTTCTTCATAGTTATACGTAACATATTTGTCTATAACCGTTGTTTCTGAAGAACAATAAAACCAACCTACTTCATTAAAAGCTTTATTAACGAAACCGAATATTTGATAACTTTGTGTTTGATTTAAATCATCAAAAACATAAGCATCTACGCTACAGGGTAACTCTTGTACTTGTCCTGAATAAAGATAAAAACCTTTTTTATCCATCCAAAACACGCCCTTAGGGGTATTAACCATAGCATTAGGTCCTACTAATCCCACACCTTCATTGACTAAGTTAATAGAAAAAGTAAAAGGTTGCCCCACAAAAGTCATAGAATATAAAGAAGTATCTGTCCAAATAAGTGTTTCTTGTCGAGCTCGTGTTGCACCTACTATTGCTGAACCTGCTGAAAGTCTAAACGACCCTGCTGTATTTGTTGGAAGTGGTTCCCATTCTTCTACTTTTTCTTGGTCACTCCAAGCTATAAACATAGGGTCTATTGAACCTGTTCTAGCTGTTCCTCCGTCGTTTAAAGGGTCTGCTCCGAAACAAATAACGTGTCTATCTACATCAGACACCATAACTTGTAACGCTTTAGTAGGGGTTAGATTCGCTCCTGTAAGAGAAGATAAAATTACAGCTCTAGTTTCTGTTCCATTAGTTTTATCCCAATAAAAAACACCCGAGCCTCTAGGATTTATAATTAAATCTTCTCCAAAATTATCATGAGACCAAAGACGTAATTGGTTTGTAGCTGCTAAACCAGAAACACTTCCCCAAGCTCCTGCTCCCCAAAAATCAGAACCCCAACCTGTTGAAGGTACATACACGTCTAACCCCACATTTATTTGATAAGCTGCGTCTGCACCAGAACCACCGTTACCACTATCGCTTGAATTAGCTGTTGCAGTCGCTGTAAAAGTAAATGTATCTGTTGTAACTGATGTGATTTGATGTTCTTGATTTAATACAGCAGCAGTAATATTACCGCCAAGACTTACGGCACCGCTAATTGTTACAAAATCATTTAATACAGCTCCATGAGCATCATCAGTTGCTGTTATAGTTGTACTTCCGTCAGTAGCAGAAAAAACAATACCGTTGGTTGTAGTAGCTCTAATAGGGGTTACGTCATTAAAACTTAAACCGTCTAATATATAGTATTTCCAAGTAGTGCCTAAACCTAAAAGCTTAGTTCCTTCTAAATCAACCCATGCATGAAGTGCTCTACCTGATGCTTTAAAACTGCTGGGGGATGCTTTTTCCCAACCACCTATTTTTTCTGGTAAACCTTTACGGAAACGAATTAAATTAGAATTAAACCACCCTCCCTCATTAGAATAAGCGGTTCCTTCTTTATTTATTCCTGGTTTAAATAAAAGTTTTTGTAAAGGCACTAGTATCTCCTATATAAAAGCAGCAAAAACTATAGAACCTAGTATAAATGGATAAACCCCCCATAACAACATTTCCAATCTTTTAAATTTTTCAGAACCTTCATCAAGACGTTTTTCGATATATTCATAACGAATAGTACACTCTCTTTCGTGTGCGTTAAGTTCTGCTAATGTTTCCTTTACGGTAGGCATTACTTTTCCTTTGCTTTACCTATATTTAAAGCACACCAATCAATAATTTTATAAAGTTTACCAAACCATGCATCATCTTTCGGTGTTGGGGTAATTGCTGAAATTAAAGAAGCTATAGAAATTATAGCTGTTATCCACATAATTATATTTAACCACATCATTTTATTTTTCCTCCTTCGGAATATTTTTATCAGCTTCTTCTTTAGTTGAAGCTATAAAAGTGTTTTGAAAAACATTTAAAGCGGCTTCTATTTGGTCCATATCGAACGATAGTTTAGCTTTTTTGTTTCTTAAATCAGTTATTTGATTTGCAAGATATTTTTGTTGTTCAGTCATTTCTGTTTCTAAAATTTCTTGGTCGCCTATGACAGCTTTACTTTCTTCTTTTTGCATTATTGCACCTCCTTAGGTGATGGTTGTTGCACATCCCAACAATTTAAGTTGGATGCGATGGTTCGTCTTTCTCCTTCACCTTTGAAGGGATAGACCATGTGTTGTAACCAAGAAGGGAATACTAATAGTTTTCCTACTTCTGGAGTCATAACAAATGATTGAGCTGGTTTTAATCTTTCACTATCTATTACTGATACTTGTCCGTATTGAAATGATATACAGCCGTCTGAATGTCCACTTTCGTTATATAACGAATAGGTTGGTGATTGAGCATTAACACTACCTATTTGCGGTGGTACTTTAGTCCAGGCTGTAGTCGATATACCCATTAATGTTTTAGTGCCGTGGTCGTGTATTGGGTTATAATCACCATCGTAACTATGTACCGACCAAGTTTCATCTATTTGAACTTGTTTATTACCTTTAAGACTATTACCCGAAGCAGAAAAATGATTAATATACTCAGCACCAAGGTTACAGATAAAATTATTATACTCAACCATTCTTTTATCATTGTGGTCTAACAGTAACTGTTCTCCTTTATCTATTTGTCCTACTAAAGTATTAGCTAATGATTGTTTGTTTTTATCATGCTTATACTCATCCATATAATCATTAACACTATTAATCATATCTTGTGGCATTTGTGTTTCTAACACATATACCGCAGGCATAGTATGAATCTGAAACTCGCCCTCAGTCATCTTTTTTCAATACCAAAGGTACAGCATACGGATTTGTTAATTTGTTTATTTTATTAACCAGCCAAAGTCTAAATTTGCTCATAAAAAATTAACTAGGTACGTTAAATGCTCGGTCTGGTGTGCTTTCAACAGGTGGATTAGTTATAACGCTATCTACTTGGCTAGCAAATACTACATCCCATTTTGATATAGGACATATAGCTACTAAGTTAGCATTAGTCCAACTACCTTTAGCTTTAAGTGTAAAGTTAGTTGTTTCTACTCCTGTAACTGGGTGTACATCTTTTTGATTTATTGTTTTACTAAAAGTAGAAGTATAGTAAGTGCTATCGCCTTCATTATCGTTTTCATACTTCATTTCTATTTCCCACTTATCTACTTTACTAGATGAGTTTACATAAGGTGTGCAACTTGTGATTGCTTTTGTTACTGCCATATTATTCTCCTTCGTTTAATTTAGCTTTTAATTCTTCTACTTGCGTAGATAATTCTTGTACTGCTTTGACCATAACAGACATGATTGCGTTAGGTGCAACTCTTTGCCTTCCATCTGCTTCATCTTCTTGCCACATTTCAAAGCCTTCTTTTAAATTATGATTATCAATCACTTCTTTAACTTCTTGAGCTATAAAACCATGATTATATTTACCATTCATGGTTCTTTCTTCAGAGCCTTCTTTATAGGCTTTCATATCTGAAGGTATATCTTTTTCTTTTTTCCATTGGAAAGTAACTGGTCTTAAATCGTTTATAAAATCTAAACCTACTTCTTCATCTTGTATATCTTCTTTCAATCTGATATCTGAAGGAGCTGTAATACTTGTAGCACCAAAAGCTATATTTGAGTCTGTGCTTTGATTACCAAAGGTAAAGTTATTATCACCTGTACCTGATACAAGATAACCTAATACAATTTGATTACTACCACTACCAGCAGATAATTGAGACTGCCTTCCTATAACCACATTGTTAGAGCCTGTAGACATTGAACTACCACCATACCAACCTATACCAACATTTCCTTGTCCTGTAGTTCCTCCACCAGCAACCGTGCCTATAGAAACATTTTTCTCACCAGTTGTAACACCATAACCAGCAGATTCACCCATCGCTACATTATGCTCACCAGTTGTCATTGCTTTTAAAGCACCTCGCCCAACCCCTACATTTGCAGCAGCAGTAGTAGTATCTTCCATACATTCATGTCCAATAGCTATGTTGCCAGAAGCTGTTGTGGCGGATATTAAAGACCTATGACCTACAGCTACATTTTGAGTACCTGTAGTATTGGCACCTAAAGAATTATAACCAACTGCGACATTACCATCTGCTGTTGTGTTAGCATCTAAAGCATTTCCGCCTATAGCAATATTAGCATCACCCGTAGTATTGGATGCTAAAGCATT